GTGGCGATGCTGGCAAACGATGGGCTGAAAACATCTCAGATAATGCTGAACGCAAGGAGAACAAGAATATGGCTATCGAGTATCGGCAGTTCCACACCGAGATTCGGCAGGAAGGCGACGGACATACCTTCGAAGGATATGCCGCTATCTTCAATGCCGAGTCCGAAGGTCTATCATTCCGTGAAGTAATCCGTCCTGGAGCATTCAGCAAGTCTGTTGCTGCTGCAGGCAGGGGAGAATGGGAAGTGAAGGCGCTTCAGGATCACGATCCTAAGTACTTCCTTGGATCAACCAAGACAGGCACACTCTCACTTCAGGAAGATGATCGCGGACTTAAGGTTCGCGTATCCCTGAATCCGGAGGTGACGTTCGCATCCGACCTCGCTGCTATGCTGCGACGCGACGGAGCTGCGATGGGTATGTCGTTCGGTTTCAGCGTTCCGTCCAAGGGTGACGGATACAACGACGAGGGAGTGCGAGAGCTGAAGAATGTGCGATTGCACGAAGTGAGCCTGCTTACTGGACATGAGCCAGCCTATCCTGCTACGGTAGGACTAGGCGCTGTTCGTGCGCTCTCACAGCGCACCGAGATCGATGCGCAGAAACTTATGCGCGCATTCGACACGCTGCTTGCTGGGGCTCCGGATGCCGAAGCAGCAGAAACACTAGATCTCGCGATCCGAAAGGTCGCGCCAGATCTACGTGAAACTGATGATGTTGACAGCCCTGAAGTGGTTGTCGAAATCACGCAGGAAACAGGATCGGACGAGGCGATTCGTGCGGTTCCGTTCTCTGTGCGAGAACGCCAACTAGCGCTTGCTAAGTTGGAAATGAAGCAACCGAATCGCTAGGGCGCAGCACGAGGGCATTCGCACCACTGCTGGACGTACCACCGAATAGGTTCAAATAGTATAAACAAGGAGATAGAAATGTCTGAAGTAACTCAGGCGCTCTATGGTCAGTACCGCAACGATTGGGAAGAGGCTAAGTCCCTTCTCGCTCGAGCGGCTGATGAGAAGCGCGAGTTGACCGCAGAGGAGGAGCAGCGCTGGGATGCGTTGAATGCCTCTATGTCGTCAAAGAAAACCAAGATCGATCAGGTCGCAGAGGCTGAGGATCGCTCCGAGAAGATCGGCGCACTCGCTGAACGCGCACTCAAGGTCGAGAAGTCCGTCAAGGCAGACAACGACGCAGACGTACTCCGAGCAATCGCCACTGGCGAGAAGCGCTCGGCTAAGTTCGAAATGCGCGCTCTGGCTAGCGGAACCGCGACTGTTCCTGTCACCTTCGCAGACTTCGTTGTCGTTGCGCTTACGCAGGGCAACCCAGTCTATGAAGGCGCTACCAAGATTCGTACGACCACTGGCGAGAACATCACTGTTCCACGCGTGACCGCGAATCAGGCTACTGCTTTCGTTTCGGAAGGTTCTGGCATTACGCCAACTGATCCGACGATCAGCAGCATCACGCTGTATGCAAACAAGATTGCCTCGATGACCCTTCTCAGCAATGAGCTGGTTCGCGATGCAGGCTTCGATATCACGCGAGTAGTCGGTGAGGCTGCGGGTCGCAGCATTGCCTTCCTTGCTGGTTCGGCATGCACCCTCGGTACTGGCACAACCCAGCCGACGGGATTCATCACCGCAGCAACCAACGCACAGTTGTCGACCGCTACGAAGGCTGGTACGGTTACGTCCACCTTCTTTGATAGCCTTGACCTCGTGACGCTGCTCTACGCTCTCGGTCCGGATTACCGAAACGCGAATACGCAGTGGCAGCTCTCGAGCTCCGCGCTCTCAAAGGTTCGCAAGATGCAGGATACGAGCGGCATGCCAGTCTGGGTTCCTGGACTTGCAGCTGGTCAGCCTGATACGCTGCTTGGCTACCGCGTAGTCGAGAATGTTCACATGGCTGCCGTCGCTTCTGCGTCGAAGTCCGTTGCGATCATTCACGCTCCGTCCTATTACATCCGCGAGCTGCCAATTGAAGTCGCGTCCTCAAGCGAGTACGCCTTCAACGCTGCGCAGATTGCCATCCGAACGCTATACGCGGTCGATGGAAACCTGCCAGACCTGACGGCTCAGCGCGTGTTGGTTTCTGCCAACACCTGATCCTAGCGAACTAGGGTAGAGTTGCTCCCTGCTGCTAGACTTCGGTCTGGCGGCAGGGGCACTCGCGTTCAGATATCTCTAACGCTAGTCCAGTGCGTCTGGATATGGGCTCTTTCGAGCTCGAAATAGTGCTTGTTTTATAAGCAGGTTCGAGGCATGCTGACCGACTCTTCGGTCAAGGGAGGCAAATATGCGTATTGGTTGGACTTCGAATGCTCCATGGTCGCCTACGGGATACGGGATGCAGACAAACGAGATTGTTCCGAGGCTGGCAGCCGATGGACACAAGGTTGCCATCATGGCTAATTACGGGCTGGCTGGAACCACGCTCGAGTGGAATGGCGTTCCCGTTATGCAGCAAGGGATGGATGCATACAGCAATGACTTGACGCCAGCGCAGATGGGCTGGTGGATGGCGCAGGAGCCGCAGGTTCCTGGACTTGGCATCACGCTCTACGATGTGTGGGTATACAAGTCTCCGCAATGGGATGACCTGCCTATTGCTTCATGGACTCCGATTGACCATAGCGTCGTGCCAGCCGAAGTGAAGGCGTGGTTCGACAGGCGAGGCAAGGGCAAGTGGGCGATCGCGATGAGCCGATTCGGCGAGCATGAGCTGCTTCAGGCTGGTATCTCGCGGGAGAACCTGTTCTACGCTCCACATTCTTTCAATGAAAACATCTTCAAGCCAACGGAAAGCGAAATCCGCAAGGATCTGAATATCCCAGAGGATGCGCATCTCACGATGATCAACTCTGCGAATAAGGGCATCACGCCGATTCGCAAGTGTTTCCCTGAAATGCTGCTCGCGTGGTCAACCTTCGCGAAGTCCAAGCCGAACGCATATCTCTATCTGCACACCGACCTCTTCGGTCTGGCTAATGGCGTGAAACTGGAGCGGCTGCTGCAGGCAGTCGATGCACCAATGGATCGCGTTCGTGTCGTGCCGCAGTTCGAGTTCCGACAGGGGCTATCGGCTGATGTATTGGCTCGGCTCTATACAGCTGCAGACGTACTACTCATGACCTCGCGTGGCGAGGGATTCGGCGTGCCAGCTATCGAAGCACAGGCATGCGGCACTCCCGTGATCGTCACAAACTGGACTGCCCAGCCTGAGCTGGTCGGATCCGGATGGAAGGTCGATGGGCAGCCAGAATGGGACGAAATGCAGACTGGCTGGTGGATGGTTCCGGAGGTTAAGCGCATCGTCGCAGCCCTCGAGGAATCATACGAAATGAAATCAACAGAACAGGCTAAGTCGGCATCGGAGGCTGCGGTGACGTTCGCCGCTGGCTACACCACTACGAAAGTATACGCAGAACACTGGCAGCCTATCCTGAAAGAGCTCGAGCAGCGCATCACTAGCGGAGCCGCTAACGCGCTAAACCGAGAGCAGCGCAGGGCAGCCAAGCACAAGAAATAAGGAGCTGCGATGGCGATTACCAACGGATACACGACTGGTTCAGCGGTGAAGGCTGCGCTTGGTATCATCGATTCTGATTCTGATACGCAACTCGATCTCGTGATCGAGTCTGTATCTAGGCTCATCGATGACTACACAGGACGCTTCTTCTATAGCGCTGGTACCACGACTGCGTATTACGAGGCTGACCAGTACCTCACGCTGCCGATCGACGATTTCGTGAGCGTGTCATCGCTGACGACAGACGATGACGCAAACGGCACGTATGAAACTACTTGGGGAACCGCAGACTATTCGCTCATGCCGTATAACGCTGCCACTACAGGTCGACCATTCAACATGATTCAGGCTACGACATGGGGAGCGCGCACCTTCCCGATCACCGTCACGAAAGGTGTGAAAGTAGTTGGCGTGCGCGGCTGGGCAAGCGTGCCTAAGCCAGTCGAGGTAGCAGCCATTATCCAGAGCGGCAG